GAAGCCTTGCGCCTGTTCAACGGACGCAACGCCACCGAAGTGGCCCGCCGCCTGCGCATCAGCCGCGCCACGGTCTACCGCTGGCTGAAACAGCCCGGCCACCGGTGACATTGGGCGCGCGCCCGATTGCGTCTCATGTTTTAATGACTTGAGACAGCTCACCCGGTAGCCTGCCCGGATGGCTTTCACCCAAACTGACCTTGACTCACTTGACCGCGCCATTGCTGGCGGCGAACTGGAGGTCCGGCTGGAAGGCCGTCAGGTCAAGTACCGCAGCACGGCCGAACTGCTGCAGGCCCGGTCGTTCATCCAGCAGCAAGTAGCCGCTGGAGCCAGCGCGGCCACCGGCCGGCGCGCCAGCTTCGCCTACACCTTCACCACCCAGCGGGGCTGAACTTGGTCACGCCACTGGACCGGCTGATAGGCTGGATAGACCCCAGCCGGGGCCTGGTTCGCGCCATGGCCCGTCGGGCGCTCACCCGTGCCTACGAAGCCGCTGCACCTGGCGACCGCTGGCGCCCGCGCCGTGGCAACGCATCGGCCAACGCCGACCACCAGGCCGACGCCGCCATCATCCGCGCCAAGGCCCGGGCGCTCGTGCAAAACGTGCCCTACATTGCCGCTGCGCTGCGGGGCCTGGTGGCGGCCACGGTGGGCACCGGCATTGTGCCGCGCGCCACCGGTGCGCAAGCCGACCGCATCAATAAGCTGCTGCGCGAATGGGGCCCCGTGTGCGACGCAGACGGCCGGCTCGACTACGCCGGCGTCATCGCCGCCGCGTATCGAACCATGGAACAGGACGGCGAAGTTTTGATCCGCCTGCGCCCGCGCTCGGCCAGCGATGGACTGCCCGTACCGCTGCAGTTGCAGCTGCTTGAAATCGACTGGCTTGACAGCGTGCGCACCAGCACGGCCGGCCAAAGCGGCAACCGGGTTGTCAACGGCATCGAATATGACGCGCTCGGCCGCGTGGCGGCCTACTGGCTGTGGGACACACACCCCGGCGACGTGGGCCTGCAAAAGTCATTGCGTGCGCAAAGCCGGCGCGTCCCAGCCGAAAACATCATCCACCTGTACAGCCCTGACCGGCCAGGCCAGGGGCGCGGCTTCAGCCGATTCGCGCCGATCATCGCCCGCGTGCGAGACCTGCAGCTGTACGAAGACGCCGAGATTGCCCGCAAGAACCTTGAAACGCGCCTTGGCGTGCTGTACAGCGGCGACCCTGAAGCGCTCAGCAACGCTGGCGAGGTCGATGCCGCGCCAGACACAGCCGGCGGACACCTGGGCGACCTGCCCAGCGGCAGTATCACGCGCCTGCCCGTAGGGTCCAACGTCACAGTGGTTGAGCCCACCGTGGCGCCCGGCCATACCGACTACGTCAAGTACCAGCTGCACGTCATCCTGGCCGGCATCGGCGTGCCGTATGAGATGGCCACCGGCGACATGCGCGAGACCAACTTCAGCAGCGCGCGCGTGCGGCAAATCGACTTCCGGCGCGAGGTTGAGCAAGTGCAGTGGCTGTGCCTGGTGCCCAGCCTGCTGAACCGCATACACCGCGCCTTCATCGACGCTGCCGTGCTGGCCGGCAAGCTGCGCCAGGCCAACTACGGCTGCGACTACAGCATGCCGAGGTGGAGCTACGTCGACCCCGAAAAGGAAGTGGCTGCCGACCGTGCTGAGATTGCCGCCGGCCTGTCCTCTATCAGCGAAAAGCTGCGCAGTCGCGGCTACGACCCGGCCACCGTGTTTGCTGAAATTGAAGCCGAGAGCAACGACCTGAAAGCGCGCGGCGTGCTCGACCTGCTGCTGTTCAAAGAGACCGGCAAGCCGCCGCCCTGGCTGCAAGCGCAGCCCACCGCACAAGCCCAGGCCACGGCCGACGCCGGCGCGCGGGCCCAGCAGCAGCTGGCCGACCTGCTGGTGCGCATGGATGCCCGGCTGCAGGCCATGGAACAGCGCAGCCCCGAGGTGCATGTGCACCAGGCCGCCACCACCGTGCACGTGCCGGCCACCACTGTCAATGTGGAAGCTGCGCGCCATGAGGTGCACGTGCACCAAGAGCCCACCACCGTGCACGTGCCGCCCACCACTGTCAATGTGGAAGCTGCGCGCCACGAAGTGCACGTAGCGGCACCTGAAGTGCGCTTCGAAGTGCCGGTTCCTGCCGTGCATGTCAGCGTGCCGCCGCGCAAGACCATAACCACCATCGAGCGTGATGCTGAGCGCCGCATGACGCGAACCGTGTCAACCGACGAAATCATTGCGCCAGCCGCCAAACCGCCGGCCTCAGCCGGCACCAAAAAGGACTGAACGACATGGCAAACGCCCTGTACCCCAAGTGGAAAGAGGCCTTGCTGCAAGCCGCCCCCAACAGCGCGCTGACCGGCACCGTGAAAGTGGCGCTGGTCGACACGGGCACCTACACCTATTCCGCAGCACACCAGTTCTTCAGCGACTTGTCGGGCGTAGTGGGTACGCCCCAAACCATCGGCAGCGCCACGTATGTCAACGGCGTGTTTGATGGAGCCGACGTCACCGTGCCCAGCGTCACCGGCGCCACCGTGGAAGCGCTGGCCCTCTACATCGACACGGGCACCGCCGGCACGTCGCGCCTGGTGGCCTTCATCGACACCGGCGTTACCGGCCTGCCATTCACGCCAAACGGCGGCAACGCGGCCATCACCTGGAACGCGTCAGGCATCTTCGCGCTGTAACCGCTCATGGCAATCACCACAGCTGACGGCTGGTTTGCGGCTGCCAGGCAAAAAGCGCAAATTCGCAAAAGCGGTGCGCTCACCACGGTGGCCGGCATCCTGTTCAGCACATGGGACGTGGCCGGCAACCCGGGCGCCGGTTCGCTGGCCATTGGCAACACCACCACAGGCGTCGTGCCAACCGACCTGACCGCCGGCGCGCCATTGCTCAATGCGTTCGGTGGCGGCAATGTGGGCTACCTTGCAGGCGGCAGGTTCAGAAGTTCGGTTGCCGGCGGCCTAACGGTGGTCGACCGCCTTTGGCACGCCGGGTCAGTGCCCATGAATTCGCTGGCCACAACCTCATTTGCAGCACAACCGGCGATCACGCAGCGCCTGCCGGGTGGGGATGACTACACCAACACCGAAATCTGGTTGGAGTTCAACGCCGCAGTCTCTGCCACCGCCACCACCATTGCTGTCGGGTACACGAATGAAGCGGGAACAACCGGCAGAACCACGGGCGCCACCGCGTCCTTGTCGGGCTACACCACCCGCCGCCTTGAAGTGCTCCCGCTGCAGGCGGGTGACAAAGGCGTGCGAAAAATTGACTCGATCACCGTCGGCGGCACCGTTGCCACAACGGGGTCAGTCAATGTGCTGCTGGTGCGCCGGCTGGCTGACTTTGACGTTCGTGTGGCCAACGGGCTTGACGCGCAAGCCTGGGACCTGATCGGAGCGCCCGCAGTGTTTGCCGACTCATGCCTTTTCGAGGCGCTGCAGCCTGACGGCACATCGGGCGGCGTGTCCACGTTGGGCCTTGACATCATCAACGGGTAAGTTACATGTCCATCCTGCGCGGCGGCATTGGCGCGGGGCGCATCAACAAACGCCGACGCGCGGGCGGCATATCCAACCTGCTGGTCAGTGGGCTGCAGGGTAAGCTGGTAGGCTCGCTTGCCAGAGACATCTTTCTTGAAGCAGCGCCGCCTCTGGCCCCTGCGCGCCTTGAAAACGAGGCATCCTTCTTTGGGCCATCGGTGCAGCCCGGTGCTGTCGCGTTGGCACCCGCGCGCCTGGACAACGTCGAAACAGTCTTCGGCCACGCATTGCAGGCAGCATCTGCCGCCATTGCCCCAGGGCTGTTTGCCAACCAGCCAACCTTTTACTCTGCAGCGGTCGCCGCTGGCGGGCTGGCGGTGGCCCCTCCCCGCCTGGAAAGCGCGTCCGCGTTCTTTGCCCCGCAAGTGTCAGCCGGGGCTGCCGCGCTTGCGCCGGCGCGCCTGGAAAACCCGGCGCAGTTCTACGCCCACACCCTCGGTGCAGGGGCCGTAACGCTCTTCCCTGGCGTCTTTGTAAGCGCTCAAGCATTCCACGCGCCTGCGGTGGCGGCGGGCGCGGTGTCGCTCGGGCCTTCCGCTGTCTCCAACGCAGGCGCGTTCTTCGCTGCAACCGTCACGGCCGGCGCCGTCAACATCAACCCCGCGCGCCTGGAAAACGCCGCGCAAGTCTACGCAGCCACCATCAGTGCAGGCGCGGCTGCGGTGGCTGCAGGCTTTTTTGTCAACACCGCAACGTACTACGCGCCGGTGTTGGCGGCCGGCGCGGTGGTGCTTGCACCAGGCGTAGCCAGCAACTCGCCCACCTTTTTCGGTGCCTCAGTCGTGCCCGGCGCGGCTGTGCTGCTGCCCGCCAGGCTTGACAACTCACATCAGTTTTACGCCCCCGAGGTGGCGGCGCAGGCCACGCAAATTGCTGCGCCATTTTTGGGTTCGCAGGCCGAGTTCTACGCGGTTGTCCTGCAGCCGGGGGTCGTCACCATTGCGCCCGCGCTGGCCGCCGACCCTGCGCAGTTCTTTGGCGCTGCATTGCAGCGCTCCACCTACATCATCACGCGGGCTCAGGCGCACCAGCTGTACCTGTGCCACCTGCTGCACGGTTTGCAGGCCGGCGCGCCGCTCAGCGTCAGCGAAGCCGCGCGAATCGCAGGCGGCCTGCAGCAGGCCCTCAGCGAATCTGGCGGCGTGGTCACCATCAGCACCAGCACCGTGCCTGCCGCCATAGACGTTGACATCGACGCCATCATTTCCGACTTGGCCGCAATGCACGCTGTCGGCGCCAATCTGCAGGTAAGCTCTGCCAGCCGCAGCGCGGGTGCCATCGTGCAAGAGATTGAGCGGGTGGGCAACACCACCACCGTCACGCGCCTGTCCTGATGCAGCTGAACGCGCTCGCTGTTGCCTTGCAGGGCATTGGCTTCGGGTCTTACCTCACCGCAGTGCAAGGCCTGGCCGCTGCCGACCTGGTGCTGCAGGCCGCGCGCGATGCGCAGCACCCACAAGCAGCCTTCAGGCCCCGCAAGCGCGTGCGCCGCCTGCGAGGCCCGCACTGGGTAACGCTTGCGCCGCTGCACGTGCCGGCGGCTGCGCAAGACTGGCAGGCCGCCGAAGACGCAGAAAGCGAAGACGAAGAAGTGCTCATGTTGGCCGGTGCGCTGTAGCGCACGCGCACACACCTGCGCGCTGCCGCTTTAAATCGTCTCAAGTTTGAAGGACTTGAGACAGCCCCGCCTGCAACATGCAGGCATGAGCAAAGCTGAAGACCGCGACACGCACGACCTGCCGGTGCAAACCCGGGGTGCGCAGATTTTGCCGTCCAGCTACCGTGAA